AAATACTATTAGTAGACCGTTTGTGTTTGAACCAAACGATCCTATTACAAGAAATGCAATTCTTGCAGTAGTAAACAGTTTACTAAACGATTTAGTAGCAAAACGAGGTGTAACAGACTACTTAGTAGTGTGTGACACAACAAACAACACGCCTGAGCGTATTGCCAGAAATGAGTTGTATGTAGATGTAGCAGTTCAACCAACTAAAGATGTTGAATTTATTTACATTCCTATCAGACTTAAGAATCCTGGCGAAATACAGGATGGTAATTTAGCAAGTGCATCAGCAGTAGGAACAGGAGCATAATATGGCAGTTTCATCGTTAACAAGATTCACAGTTCCATTGGGTGGTAACCAAAGTGCTACCAACCAAGGCTTATTAATGCCAAAACTTAAATTTAGATTTAGAGCTACATTTGATAATTTTGGTGTAAGTAATCCTAAGACAGAATTAACAAAACAAATTATGACGTTTGCTCGTCCGCAAGTAACATTTGATCCAATTGAAGTTCCTGTGTACAACAGCCGAGTTTATTTGGCTGGTCGCCCAACTTGGAATGCAGTTGCGGTATCATTGCGTGATGATGCCGGCGGCAATGTTTCTAGACTAGTGGGGGAACAGTTACAGAAGCAATTCGACTTTATGGAACAAGCAAGTGCAAGTTCTGGAATTGATTACAAGTTCATGACTACACTAGAAATGTTAGATGGTGCAAACGGTACAGTTGAGCCAATAGTGCTAGAAACATGGCAGCTATACGGATGTTTCTTAACAGATGTAAATTATAATGACGTTGATTATGGTAGCAATGACATGGTTACTATAACTATGAGTATACGTTACGATAATGCTATACAAACAACAGGTGGCGGAGTGGGCACTCCTGGTATAACACAGTTTAACACTGCTGCTATCACAGGATAAAAAGAAATACTTTACACACAAAGCTCGCTTCGGCGAGCTTTTTTATTGAATAAATATTAGTATGGCTTCATTATATAACGCTGATTTAAAACCTTTAGCTAAAGGGACGTTCACACATCCGTATGATCATGCAACTAAATTGTTTGTTACAGATACATATAGATTGGCACCCAAGCAAAGTTTTTTATATTATGTTGTAATTAATATAGATCCAAGTCAAACTCAGTTAGGTAGTGGGTTTCTTGGGGGAGTTTTAAGTTTTGCTGATAGATTCCAAAATTTAGAAACTGGGATGTTAGTTAAAAGAGTTGAATTACCAAAATTTAGCATAGGTACTAAGACTCTTAATGCATATAATAGAAAAAATATTGTACAAACTAATATTCAATATGAACCAGTTAACTTTACTTTTCATGATGATGCAGCAGATGTAATTACAAATTTTTGGAATGATTATTATACGTATTACTACAGAGACAGTGATTATGGTGTAAATGATTATTCTCGACCAGAGAAGTATGCGCCAAGAAACAAAATTGGTTGGGGGTATAGCCCAAGAAATAGTTCGTTACCGAATTTTATAAAAAATATCAGAATTTTTAGTTTACACAATAAACGATTTACTGAGTACCTTTTAGTCAATCCTATCATAACAGGTTGGCAACACGGTGAACATGATTCTTCAAATGATAGAAGTTTAATGGAAAACAAAATGACGGTGACATATGAAACAGTCAAATATTTTACAGGGTTCGTAAACCCAGTTAGCGTAGACGGTTTTTCGTTATTGCATTATGATAATGCTAGTAGCCCAATTAGCACCAGTGTAACTAATATCTACACAGATGCAGGATTTTTAGGTGTAGTTGATTCAGTTCCCAAAGATCTTAGAAAACCAGATGGATCAAATGGTGCTGGCGGTCCGTTGTCTAGTCTATTGTCTATGTTTAGATTATATAATAATTTAAAAAATGTAAATCTTAAAACAGTGGTTGGAACAACTTTGGGCTCAGCGGGTGTTGGTATTCTTAACAGTGCAGTTAATCAAGGATTGAATTATGTATTTCCTACATTAGGTGGCGGCCCAGCCGGTATTAACGGGTCAGGAGTTGTATCTGGCGGAGCAATAGGAAATTATCCTTATGCTAGCACTGTGCCTAATTTTGGCGCAACTATAGCAGGCAGTGCTGTTGGTGCAGTAACAGGAGCTGCTGTTAATGCAGTAAATGGCGGAATAAACTATGTAAGTTCTCAAATAAATCGAGGAATCGATAACGCAGTAAGTGGCATATTCCCCCCAACTGTCGGCAGCACTGCGGTAACAGACGTGGTAGACAATACAGGTCGAGTGATTGTAAATTCTTCTTCATTGCAGCCAATTACCGGAACTTCTACTGCTGTTTATTATGATAGTCAAGGTAATCCAATATCCAGGATACAGGTATCTGGTACACAGTCAGGCAGCTATAATCCCAGCAACTTAAGTGAAAATTTATTGTATGCACAAACAGTTACAGATCCATCAGGTCAAGAAATTATTGTTAATCAATATCGCGACGGAACACAAGTCAGATATGATTCAGTAACAGGTAACACTTTACAAGTTATTCCAGGTTCAAACAGTAATAACGTCATAGGATTACCAAATCAAAATATTAATACAAATCCAATTGACTCGCGAACTCTAGCAGCACAGGGAGTTGTATCACCGGCAAACAGTGTTCAATATAGAACAGATCCTAGAACTGGGTTAATATACACTGTGGGAAATAGCACAACTGCACTATTTACTAATACTCTTGCAGGGGCAACTGGCGCTGGTGTAGGATTATATGCAGGTCAGAGCTTAAATAATGCATTGAATAAAACCGGACTAGGAAATTCTATTATTGGTCGGGTTGTGTCTGGCGCAGTGGCTACCGCAACAGGGGCAGCCGTGGGTCGTGCGGTTAATAACGGATTACAAGTTGTAATTAATAAAGCAACAGGCGCAATAACACAAGGATTTGACCCCGCATCAGGACAAATTAGAAACGTTGCAAGTACATGGACCGGATCAGGCGGATATGATGCAACTAAACCGTTGGATAATACTGTATCTGTACAAAAATTCGATGACGGGTCTTCGTTGTTTGTATATAAAGATGGAACGGTTCGGGCTATTGATTCAGACGGTAAACAAACATTGACTCCGGGATCAAATGATTCTGGTTTACTAAGTTTCTTCAACAAGCCGCCAGGACAAAATATAGACTCGGCTGCTGTGGAGGCACCGTATGGTGGTATATGGACAGATGGTAGCGGAAATCCAATATACACTGGTTCGGGAGAATATGTGTACTATGGAGACCCGTCGCTTCAACCTGCAGCACTCACAGAAGATCAATGGAATGAAATGAATAAATTAGCAATTGATGGCGTAAATGATATAGTGGCACAAGACGTGGCAAATGGTGTCGATTTAAGCGGCCCCAGTGATTTAGATATTTTGGAATATCAAAAAAGTTTAGGTGATTTCTTTGGATAATAACAGTATGGATCAATTAAGTCAATTACAAGTGTCGGGCCCGACAAATCTTAATAGTTCGGGATTGACTAAAACTACAAAATATTTTAACAATTATTTTGACCCTTCTTTGGAATTAAATCAAAATATCAATGATGCTATATTGAGTTATTTTCAACAACAGACTGATAATATTGAAAGTGCAAAAATACTTGTGCAAGCAGTAATTGAAACTGCACAGGCACAGAGAGAAGATCCGTTAACAGTTCTTAGTTCTTTTCAAAGCATGTCCTCGGCGGACTTATCGGCGGCACTGGCTTTATATCTAAATATTTCTAGAGTCAACACCAGCTATCTTGGAATAAAGCAGCAACCGACAACGAATTCTTATGTAACTAGATCTATAGTGTCATGAGCAAGTACAGTCAGGGAAAATACACAGTACAAAATCCTACCAAATATGTTGGAAAGCGAGAGCCAACATATAGGTCAAGTTGGGAATTTGCTTTTATGAGATTTTGTGATAACAATCCCGCAGTAGTACAATGGGCCAGCGAAGCTATCCATGTTAATTATAAAAATCCATTTACTGGAAAAAATACAATTTATGTTCCTGATTTTTTAATCATTTATGTTGATAAAAACGGTAAAAGACATGGTGAAGTAATTGAAGTTAAGCCAACTAAGGAAACAACAATGGAAGCTGCAAAGAGTATAAGAGATAAAGCAGCAGTGGCTCTTAATATGTATAAATGGGACGCCGCAAGAAAATTCTGTGCCGCACAAGGGTTAACATTCAGAGTAGTCAACGAAACCGATATTTTTGCTGGTAGTAAAAAACGGTAAATACCGTTACTATGACACGAAAATTAGAAGAATTATTCAATCTGCCAGATAACATTCCCGAAGATTTAACTCAGGAACAAGCTTCGGCTGCTCTTGAAGAAAAAAAAGCAGTATTTGCAGATATTGACAAAGCCATCGACAAAATAGATGAAGCATTGCCAC